TTGTCTACTACCCCGGTGATGCGAACTACCACAGCGCTTCCCATCCTAATGGCGTGCGCCCCGTATTTCTCTTATCCTAAATTCTCGCCCCCTTGTGGGTCGCATGAACGGAGGTTTATTTGAAAAATGTCAGTATTAAAGTCGAAACGAAAATCATCACAGTTTGAAGTGTTTCATCACTTCTACAAAATGAGGAAGGAAATCACCGACCTGTTGCTTCGAGACTTCGGGTACGACCTCGAACGAGCCGACAAGCGTGTTTTGAGAATGTTCGGCGGTAGAGCTTATGAGGAACTTAATCCCGTAGAGAAAGCCCGGTATGACAAGCTCAAGGCGAAGAACGAAGCCTTTGACGAGTGGTTTATCAGCGATGAAAGACAGGTAATTGTCGATTGCTTGCGAACCATCGGCGAGGAGGTCTTTGTAGCGAACAGCATTTATCCTACATATATGGAGGAGCTTGTTGAACGCAGACTTCACCAAGACAGGGCAATCGGACAGTGTTATAGGCTGACACAGGAGCTACAGTATGCCATTGAGACCCTTCCCGTTGATGTGAACAAGTATCTTCGTTTCGGTGAGTTGATACAGACAGAGATAAACCTCCTCAAAGGTTGGAGAAAATCTGACAATAAATTTAAGAGGGCAATCTCTGATTCCGCTTCCAATTTCGCCAATGTCAACAACAACGGTAATGCGAACTACAACAACGCTTCCAATCCTAATGGCGTGCGCCCCGATTTCGATTCTGTGATTGAGTAGCCTTTTGAGCGTTTCACAGACAGAGAAAGGAGAGATTGTCCTTCCAGTATGGTAAATACAAAACACGACACCGACATTTACGAATGTGCCTGTAATGGGCGAAATGGTTATCAGCGTGAGATATTTGATGGTAATGCACTTTACGAAGCCTACAAGCGGGCGAAGAAAGGAAGTGACTGGAAGCCACAGGTGCAGAAATTTGAAATGAACTATCTCATGGAGCTATCGAAAATTCAAAGAGACCTTGAGGACATGACCTACGAGTTCTTGCCTACTACCAGCTTCATGTTGCATGAAAGGGGTAAGACACGACATATCACGGGTGAGCAAATCCAAGACAGAATTGTGAAACACGCACTATGCGATGAAGTTCTGAACCCATCGGTGGAGCGGTTTCTGATTTATGACAATGGAGCGAGCCTTGAGGGAAAAGGCATTGATTTCACTCGGCGGCGATTGCTAAAGCACCTCCGTAGGTATTATGCAACACACGGGTCTAACGAAGGTTATATCCTTCTGATTGACTTCTCAAAATACTACGACAATATCAGACATGATGTGCTGTTGGAGCTGTTTGAGAAGTATGTCGATGATGAACACGCCCTATGGCTCTTGAGAAAGACCATAGAGAGGTCAAGGGTCGATGTATCGTACATGACGGACGATGAATATGAGAATTGTCTTAACAGACTTTTCAATTCGCTGGTCTATCAGTACATTGACAAATCACTTCTCACGGGCGAGAAGTTCATGGGTAAGCACCTTAACATCGGAGACCAAGTAGCGCAAACTGCTGGTATCGCTTATCCCATAAGGATTGACAATTATGTGAAGATTGTCAAAAGCGTGAAATTCTACGGACGCTATATGGACGATAGTTACGCTATCCATGAAAGCAAGGAGTTCTTAGAGGAGCTTCTTGAGGACATTATCGAAATTGCGAGCGAACTCGGCATTACCGTCAATACTCACAAGACGAGGATATGCAAGCTCTCGGAGCTTTGGAGATTCCTTCAAGTGCAATATTCTCTTACCGACACTGGAAGGGTGATTCAGAAAATCAATCCGAAGCGGCTCACAGCTATGAGACGGAAAATGAAGAAGCTCGCACCGAAGCTCACATTGAAGGAGTTCACGGACTGGTATCAATCGTGGTTTAAGAATCACTACCGCATTATGAGTAGGCAACAGCGAAGTAACATGGATACATTATTTAACCAGTTGAAGGAGGTAACAAAATGCAGTACACAATCACACTCGCAGACGGACGGAAGCTGACCGAGCTTTCCAAGAACGGTGATAATTTCGTCAGTAGCGAAAAGGTGGACGAGACCATTTTCAAGGACAATCTCTCCACTATGAAAGTCTCTGATGGGGAGACCGAGGAGACCTTTGAGAACATGGTCTTCATTCAGCAGATGGAATGGGCTGACGGTACGTTCTATCTTGCGTTCCGGGAGCAGACCCCACAGGAGAAAATGCTGGCGGCGATTGCCGCAAACAGCGAAAGCGTAACCGATATGCAGTTGGCACTCGCAGAAGTGTACGAAATGATTTTGGGAGGTATGTAAGATGGCGAAGATTTACGTTGCACTGATTCTCAAAGGCAAGAAGACCCTCGAAGACGTTCCGATTCAGCTTCGTGAGGAAGTCAAGAAGCTGTTGGAGGAGCAGTAAAATGTTCCTCAATATATTCGGAAACCTGTTGATATTCGTAAGGCGAAAGGAGGTGGCAAAGATGGCTGTTATCTACGTTGCTCTTATCATCAAGGGCAAGAGGGATTATGCGAGCGTTCCCGAGGTTATTAAACCGAAGGTTCGTGAGCTGTTGGTAGACCTCGAACTCGAAGACCTTATCACGGAGTAAGGCGGCATGGGGAGGGCTGGTCTCCCGGCTCTCCCCTCATTCTACGAAGCAAAGGAGAACACATGGAATGATTTCTGAATCGACACTGATAGTCAGTATCGTTGGTGCGGTCTTTGCAAGCACAGGCTTTTGGGCGTTCCTCACCTATCTCATTCAGAGAAAGGACACGAAGGAAAGTGCGGAAGGTCAGATGTTGAAAGGTCTCGGACATGACCGTATTTGCTATCTCGGTTCTTGCTATATAAAGCAAGGGTACATAACAAAGGACGATTACGAGAATCTTCACGATTACCTGTATCTTCCCTATAAGAAGCTCGGCGGCAACGGTACAGCGGAAAAGATTATGAAAGAGGTGGAACGATTGCCCCTCAAAGACAGAGAGGAGGAGCAGAATGAGTAAGCAAGAGTTTATTGAACAGATTGCGACTTACGTCAAGAAGTACGCTCCCTCCTATGGAATTGTGGTGTACTCGCCCATTATCGCACAGGCGATTTTGGAGAGTGCCTACGGTACTTCCGAGCTGGCAGTCAACGCTTGTAATTTCTTTGGTCTGAAATACCGTGAAGGTCGCTGTAAGACCTGTATCGGCATTTATGACAAAGTAGGAAGCGAGCAGAACTCGGACGGAAGCTATACAAGCTCCGCTATGAAGTGGTGCAAATTCGAGGATATGGAGAACGGTGTTATTGGGTACTTCGATTTCACCAACATATCCAATTATGCAAATCTCAAGGGTGTTACCGACCCTCGGGAATACCTTGAGAACATTAAAGCCGATGGTTATGCTATCTCTCTCAATTATGTAGACAACCTTATGGCTGTGATTGAGAACTGGAAGCTGACTGAATATGACAAGAAGGAGGAAAACGAAATGAGCAATAGTTCTTTGGTATCTTATACCAAACTTAGCCCTAACCATTCGGGGCAGAGGACACACTCTATTGACCGTATCACGCCGCATTGTGTCGTGGGGCAGTTGTCGGCAGAGAGTATCTGTGGGTGCTTCACCAGCACGAGCAGACAGGCAAGCTGTAACTACGGTATCGGTACAGACGGTAAAATCGCTCTGTGCGTAGAGGAGAAAAACCGTTCGTGGTGTTCGTCCAGTAACGCCAACGACCAGCGAGCAGTTACGATTGAGTGTGCGTCCGATTTGAAAGAGCCTTATGCTATGAACAGCAAGGTGTACGCTTCGCTTGTCAACCTGTGTGTGGATATTTGCAAGCGTAACGGTAAGAGCAAGCTGTTGTGGCTCGGTGATAAGGACAAGACCCTTAACTACTCTCCGAAATCCAATGAAATGGTTTTGACCGTTCATCGTTGGTTTGCGAACAAGTCTTGCCCGGGTAACTGGCTGTACGCAAGGCTCGGAGACCTCGCTACGGAGGTTACTAAGAAATTGGGCGGCTCGTCTGATTCTTCGTCTACGACCACTACTACCGATACGCTGTATCGTGTCCGTAAGACGTGGGCTGACAGCAAAAGTCAGTTGGGTGCTTACAAGGTGCTGGCGAACGCTAAGAAAAAGGCTGACGAGAATCCGGGGTATTCTGTTTTCGATGAAAACGGAAAAGTGGTCTACTCCGGGAAGTCCACTACCACAACGACCACATTCACCCCTTACCTCGTGAGAGTAACCGCCGATGTGCTGAATATCCGTAAGGGAGCTGGCACGAACTACGGTACGAACGGGGCTATCCGTGACAAGGGTGTGTACACCATTGTTGCAGAAGCGAGCGGACAGGGTGCTACCAAGTGGGGCAAGCTGAAATCCGGGGCTGGCTGGATTTCGCTGGACTATACCAAGAAAGTTTAAGGAGGACAAAGATTATGATTAACTGGAAAGTACGAATCAAGAACAAGACCTTTTGGCTGACGCTTATCCCGGCTGTGCTTCTGCTGGCACAGGTGGTAGTAGCGGTGTTTGGTTACACCGTTGATTTCGGCGAACTGGGAAGCAAGCTCATTGACGTGGTGAACGCTCTATTTGCGGTGCTGGTGATTCTCGGTATCGTGAATGACCCGACCACCGCTGGCGTGAGCGATTCCAAACAGGCTCTTACTTACGAAACACCGAAAAAAGAGGAAGACTAACCGAAGTTAGACTTCCTCTACTATCAAAACAAATCCGAAACAGTGTTTCACGAAAAATAATGAGTTCGGAT